GACTGGATTGGGCTTGGCCCTGGCGCAGTAACAGTGGAACCATAATCACCAGATATAGATGCAAGATAATTCTGTAGAGCAGCCTGTGGAGCTTGTTGCTCATAAGTATATTGTTGGATATCTCGATTGATCGCTTCTTGGGCCATTGCCCGTCTGTCGGCTCCGACATCACCAACTTGCTGCATGAGTCCAAATGGAGCACCCATCGTAGTGGGATATAGCTGCTGGAATTGTGGTACTCGCGCTTGCGCTTGTTGGTACGCATTTCCATAAAGTTGTGCGACTTCGTTCTGTAACGCTTCCTGTGCCGCACCGATAGCTTGCCCTTGAATCATGTTGCCGCGACTACTGCCACCGGGCTGATACTCAACTAGGCTTTGACGAATTCCCGGTAAGGTCTTCTGGGTCAAATCGCTCATCATCTTCCTGCGATACGACTCGACCATCGGGTCCATTACTTGTGTATTGACCGCGCCGGATAATCCTCGAACCAATGATGTTTCCGCTGCACCTTGCAGTGCTTGAGGTCTTGGACCTAATGCGTAGCCAATCGTTCCGCGTTGGGCGACTTGCTGTGCGGGATCAAACCCGGCGAGTGTTGGACCACCGTAATAACTTGGTCCACCACCTTCTAAGAAACGGTTGTACAAGTTTTCAGCTTGCTCGAATCCCTGCTCAAGATACGGCTTCTGTTCTGCCCACGGTTCTGTGGTTGTTGTTCTTGCTCCACCTGCCATAATTATTTCCTCACAATCCTGTTAGAAACCCAGTCCCGCCATAACGTGCAGTTGGCACTACTCCAACAAGGTTAGGGTTCTTCCAAGTGGGAGTACTAGGTGCCACGTAAGGTGCCGCAATTGGTGGTGGCGGTGCTACTTCCACCGGAATCATTCCGGGCGGTGCGGGTGCTGTTGTAATGGGTGCGGGCGGTGGCAGTAGGTTGGGACCCGGCTGCGATGCCGCTCTTCGAGCATCTTCTGCCGCTTGATCCGCTGCTGCTTGCCTCATCAGATCAGACAAACTTGGCCCACCACGACCGGGTTGGTCGCTCGCTGGCGTAAGCGGAGGTATTACGGGAGGAGCTGTAACAACCGGCGCTGTACTAACTGCTGGCGTAGTAGTGGCCGTTGGCTCAGTAGTTCCCATTGGAGTCAGGCCAAGGTTGAAAGTGCCGGGATACCTTTTGTTATGCATCCATTGTTGCCACTGCGTAAACGGTGGTCTCGGATCATGTCGGTTCAGTCCAACGTCTTGCATGAAATCTAGTGGTGGATGCCACTGGGTTGGATCATCTGGATCGTAGTCCGGCCAAAAGACTGAGTATGGGATTGTGTCATCCCCGTTGCCGTTCCCGTTGCCGTTCCCGTTGCCGTTCCCATTGTCTTTCCCGTTACCGGTTTCTTCTCCATTGTCCGGTTTACCTCTTCTCACCCAATCTAAGTAGTCTTGCCAGTTTCTTGGAAGATTCGTTGTACCTGGCCCACCGAGAAGTCCAGCTCCCGGTACACCACCCATCCAACCCGCACCCGGAGCGCCGCCATAGCCACCGCCATAAGCTCCACCCGGTAAATTTGCATTCCAAAGTTCCATCGGGATGCCAGTGTCGCGCCATGCTTCCATCTCCCAAGGCCGGTAGACCAATCCACCGCGAGGCCCGATGTTAAAACCGAGTGCCCCGGCATAACCTTCTGCAGCACTTGCTGCGGCTGGGTTCGTTGCTCCAGAGGCATAACCCATTGAAGCAACTGGGTAGCCGCCTCCGAGTAATCCTCCACTCGCCATCAATGCCATTAGTTCTTCTTCTGTCATCAGTGCATCCTAGTTGTTAAATCTTTCGTTATTATGTGGTAAGAACATTTCCAATCCTTCAATACTTTGAGCCATCCTTTTCTTCCCCAGCATTCCAGTGAGGCACAACCCATTGTTAAGGCCCAGTCTTCCACCATAGGGAGTTGGTCTATCCATCTGTCCATTCCATCTCCTCCTATGGATATAATTCTTAGTACCCGCTTTCTTGGGTATGGTACGATCTGAGTGACCATTGATGCCACTACATTCTTATCTTCTATTGCAACCCAAAGTTGCATTTCTCCTTCTGTTAAGGCCTCAAAGAAGTCTTCAGGCTCTAACTCACCTTCTGAGTGAGGAGCCATACGCAAAAGGTGCTCATAAATATTTTCCCATATATTGGGAATTTGATCTGGAGGAACAAGACCTATCTTACAGTTTGTTCCAGCTTGTTCCGTACCAATAAATTCCTTCGCCCGATCCCGGATTCCAGTCCGATCCATCGGCGAATCTGATGTCTCCGGTTCTTGGTCTTGCCGGTGCTTCATGTGTTCTCTCTAATCTGAATGTTGCTTGGTTTAATAGGATATCTCCCAGTCTTTTTAATTCGGTAACAAGATACAATCCTAAACTCTCTGGGTCTGCTGGTAATGGGCCGGGTTCATAATGTGTTACAGACCTTTCTACTCTATCTACATGAGTAGCCATCAGTTCATCTTGGAGCCTCTATTCCCTGCGTTCTTAACGTCCAGAGCATAGCCGTCCAATCTCCATGTTTGGTCTCCGGTGGATTCAAATTTCACACCGATATATTTTCCTGTAACCCTTACCGGAACTTTTGATTGTGAATCAGGATTAAAGGTATACGGGCCTTCCCATGTAATACTTTCCTCTGTTGACATCTGTGCGCCCACATAGACGTTCACAGTATTAGCATCAGAAGATGACATCTTGGGCCATACAGATAGAACTTTCTTAACTGTTGATGGATTAGGCTGTCCTGACTCGTCTACAGTTATTCCGGTTCTTTCAATATAGGATGTCATATTAGTCCCATCCTTTGTATTTCCGGTTTCATGCCGATACATTTTAGTATCAGTTGCGGATGCCATCACCAGAGATTTACCAGCCGTATTAGAGAAGGCAGATGCACCCGCTGTATTCCAATTCAATGAATTGTTAGCCCATGTGGATGTATCAGCAGACCATGAGGCAGATGCTAAAGGATCACCCTCAATCCCATATCCAATCATAGATGCCTCTGGAAGATCGCGTTCTGTAAATGTTTGATTTGCCCAGTTCCAAACTAGTGCTTTATCACACTGTACATTTGTAGTATTACTTGATGATACATAACAAGCCCACATCTCGGTATTTCCATAATCTGCAACGACAAATGCTTTCTCATGCTCATCACCATTCATATTACCAAACAAGTGATCTCTCATCTTGTGAGGTAAAATAGATTCAACCTTTATACCATCGTTAATATATAGATCGCCATTGCCAAAAATGAAATGCTTATCTCCAAATTCAGCCACACAGTTTGTAGATAATGCGCCAATATTTGGCGATAATTGACGGAATGCAAAGATAAATGGTGTTCCAACATACGACATCTGGTAGATGGAATCCTCTTTATAGATCATAAACTTGTCTGTCAGGGGAAGACCGTCTAGTATGGCCCCTTTTGAATCAGCTAACTCATACTCTCCAGCATCAACCGTTGCTGAAGTTTCATCCCATGAGGATGGAACAGCTTGTGTGGCCGCTTCTGTTGACCACTTGACTAAGTTTGAATACTTAGTGCTGGACTCTGTTATATTGAGGGCAATCAGGAAAGACCGGAATGCTTTTATAGATTTGCACTCAGTAGAGGCGGGCCAATTACTCAAGTCTGCCATCCTAGTGCCAACAGCAGGTACACCAGAGCTTAATGCCCAGAACTGTGGGTCATCAACACCGTTGGTCATAATAAGTACACCAGCCAAGACAGTAGATACCCAACCACCTCTAGCTGTGGCACTGTAATCACCGGATGATCTAGTTATGTCAGTCCATGACGAACCGTTGTGTACATAAATCTTAGCCAATCCTCCGACTATCCAGTAAGACGAAGACCCTGCTACTAAGTTGGTAATGTAATAAGGTGCAACGGGACAGGAGGCCATAACCTCCTTATAGCCGGGGGTTTTCTGTATAGCCCCATGCTCTGCTCTTATATTATTACCATCAGTCCAGACGTTATTTGGCAATTGCCAAGCATTAATATCCTTGACAATGCCTATCTGCCCGACTTGATCTATCGGGATTAAAGCCATTACTTTGGATGCCTTGCCTTTATTTCAGCAACCTTGGCTTGCCATGCATCCAGACCGTTCTCCGTGATAAATTCAATCTGGTCTGCTGGTAATCCGTATTCGGAAGACCGAGCATTAACAGCAGCATTTGATAATTCTTCTGCGCTCTTGGCGACCTGTTCCCATGTCTGTGTCCAATTACCGCTAACCAAAGCGGGTGTTACTTCTGAAACATTGTGGGTAGTCGATTGTGGTCTTGCAACTTCTGTAACTTCTACAATACCAAAAACTGAACGGATGTCAGCCCTCTGCAAAGAATCGCTTGGAAAACTAGTATTTGGATTATCCTTCCGTAACATGCCATGGTCATACGGATATTGGACAACGCTTCCGCCTTCTACTTTTGCATACTTCATATTTAACTCCAACTTTTGAATTGATGGGTTCCTTGATGTGTTGTCTTAATACTTAAATCGCAGTAGACATCGATCCCCAATTTGTTTCTCAATGTCCAACAAGTACTAAAATCTTGTGGACGATATTGCCCGTCTTCCATTACACCAACATAAAATACATCCCATGCTTTATCTTGAGCCTCATCACCGCGACTATATT